GAAGTCCTCATGTTCGTTGGCAAAGCTAATAGTAACCTGACTTAGACGGTCAGAGGCTTGTGGCCAAGATATGCTAAACTCGTCACGTATGATAGAGTCATCATCAAACACATGAGCAGCGTCAACCAAAGCTTCAGTAGCAGCCAAGGATGTTGGATACTCTAAGTTTAGTTTGTATTTACCTTCTGAAGACCAAGTCAATTCAGCTAGACCCATAGATGCTAGGATGCGCTCTATGTTGTTTCTAACTTCATCGGAAGTAGAGAGGACAAGGTTACACTCATACAAAGGAATAGGGCGTGTTGTGTTTTGAGTTGTTTCTACCCAAGAACTTGAATTCCACTGCCAGTATTTACCGTTATCAGTAGTGTACCACATCTCATTGCTATACACATAGGCTTCTAAGTTAGTTGGTCTTGAAGCTTCGTCAGCAACAACGTGTACTGCTTTTTGTCCGTTAATCTTACCACCAGTAAGCCTATCTGTAGCAACAGTAGTGTCACAAACAGCAGCAGCATCGTAGAAGGATTTAAGGTCAATATAGTCAGTAGTTAACGCACGAGAATGTTCCATCATCATGTAGTCAAGAAGAACAAGAGCAGGGTTGTTAGAATAGACGTAGTTACTGCTCAAGGAGTAGGTTCCACCACTCTCAATGACATACTTAATCTTTCTTCCTTTGATTAGGAACTCCATTTGTGGAACGCCGCTATAGTTCTGGTCATCACGATTGAGTTGGAATGACGCAGAAGCAAAGGCTGTCTTAGTATAGTAGTTAGTTGAAGGTATGCCGTTAGCTGTAGCAATAGCGTCAGCTGTACCGCCATCATTAAAAGTACGAATAATGTGTTTAAACTTCTCACTAGTTGCGTCATAGTTAGAGCCGTTTACTTTGACCCACTGAACACCTTCAACGCCACCTGTACACAGAGCATACTGAACGTGGAGGTACTCATTCTTAGAGCCACTTCGGCTACTGTTTGAGAAGTTCTCGCTAAAGGTAGCGTCAGCGTTGTCTGTAGCAGAAGTATAACTATTGCTTACTAGGTGCTTAGTCTCAACACCGCCAAGGAGGTTCTTACCGTAGATGATAGGAAGAGGGGTTGCCTCGCCTGATACGGTTACAGCAAAGCCTTTTCTTTTGTCAGCTTCCGCAGCCCTTGCAGCTTGTGCAGCAGCGGCTTTTCTTTTAGCTTTCTTTTGTTGGTTAATTTGATGGGCCGTTGAGGCTACAAATAGTACTACTTGGATAAGTAACTGAATACCCATTATACTTTCCCCCAGCGAACTGTTGTGAATTTGTTGTCAAAGATTTCATCAAAGGATGTGTCTACAGATGAGTATTGGTCCATTCCTGCTTTAGAAGTAATGAAGCTACGAACCAAGTCAAGGTCAGCCATTGGTGAAGTACCCTCAATAATAGCTAACTTCTGTTCGAAGTCGTTGCTAAGAGAAGGCGAATCAACAAAACCATTGTAGATGCTAAGTACATCAGCAGTGCCTAGCATAGGTCTGTCATCAGTGCCTAGTAGTGCTACTTTGACGCTTATCGGCTTGCCAATTACATTAAGGCGGAATTCAGCTGCCATAGCATCTGCTTGGTCTGCGATTACTATTCTGTAAGACTCACGGTCAACCGTAGAGGAAAAACTAGGTGGGTCAAATTCAAACATACCGCCGTCAGCAAGATAAGTATTGCCGTCGTAGGTAAGGTCGCTATGGTAGGATGTGAAACGATAGGTAGAGTTAAATTGCAACTCCATAAGGAACGCAACTTTAACATTATCACTATCGAGTACTGCTTGAGCAGCGCTTGAAATAGTTCTCATTATAAAGCCTCAATAACTGTGATGGTCCCTGCATTTGAGAGAACGCCATCGGTGAAAGTAATTCCGACCATGTTGTCTATGTCCGGATAGTAGCTGAGTAATGCAGCAGACCCCCGGTTTAACGTATGGGAGGTTGTTACAGCCGCTCTTAGCTTCGGATAGAAGGTTACAACAGGAGAGCCAGCATCAAAGTCGGCATCAGCAGTTGTTACATATATCTTACCGTGATTGGAGAATTTAAAGAAAGTACCTTTTGGCATGAAACCAGTTGTACCCGCACCTTGAAGCGTTATGCTAGAGTCATCTTGAGAAGCTGCAACCCCGATAGGGTGCGCTGTGTGAGACGATGTTGTTAAAGCATCTACTTGAGGCAACTGTGGCATAATCATAGTGTTTACTTCATCTATGCCTGTAACAGAAGAAAGGAATATACCTACTTGTGTTTCTGCTTCACCAACGGTTCCAAAGGACAGTTCCCAACGCTGTACGTTCTGAGAGGCCCTTTGTTTCTTTAATGATACTGTGTCCACATCAAACATTGGTTCATTTGATAGGATAGTGAGTGGAGCTAATATTCTAGCGCCCTTGTAATAATATACTGACATGTTTAACTCCTAATGGGTCTAGCAAGAACTGGCAACTGCCGTTCAAGGAAATGTGCCTGTCTCTTTGGACGTACACCGTTGTTGTCTTCGTCGGTGGAGACCCAGAAGTCACCATCGTTAATCATTGCGCCATTCTCAAATGAGATATCACCGAGTTGTGGTCGCTTGCTGCTTATAATCTCACAGCCACAGTATTCCATATACTGCTCTATATTATATCCTGCTCTGGCCAACTTGACCATAAAGTCTCTTGTACTTTTCCAACGGAACTTAACGAGTTCTCGAACTTTACATTGTCCTGTAAGCTCAAGCTCATATTCAGCCATTAAGGCGAAGCAATCGTTTATGCCCCGTGTGTATTCTGCGCTAGCTGTTGTTAGGTTGTTTATTGTCGTTGTAGCCCGTAGCAAGGCGCTCGACATCTCTTCTTCTGTGTAATACTGCATCTGACTCTCCCAGAGTAGCACAGAGAGCAACAGTTAGAGCGTTCTTAGGTTCCCACCATCAAACAGCCTTACCGTCACTCTCTGCGTCTCTTTACATACCTTCTTCGATGAAGAGTCGGACTAGGTCGGCAACAATGTCACTACGGACAATATCATCGACTCCGAACTCAATCACTGGGAGGTTGATACCAGCTTGGTTCACTTTGCGAGCAAACCTCACTAGGTCTGCACCATCACGAACATCAGACTGCGCAGGGTCACCCATAAGCACTAGCTTAGAGTTCTCACCGAGTCGTGTTGTAATAGCTTTTAACTCATCCATACCGAGGTTCTGTGCTTCATCAACAAGAACAAGAGCGTTCTCATAAGAGCGACCACGGATGGTTTCAATAGGTTGTATCTCGATTTCTCCTTGAGCAAGCATGTACTCATACTTACCTTTACCGAAAGCTTTAGTTAAAACTTCCAACATAGGCATAAGCCAAGGTGTCATCTTTTCTTCTATAGTGCCGGGAAAATGTCCTAAAGACTTTCCTGTTGGGACGTTGGCTCTTGTTAATACAATCTTCTTGTACCTACCCTTCATAAATAGTTGAGCTACCGTTCCTGCACTGCAATAAGTCTTACCCGTACCAGCACACCCCATAGTGACAGTGATTGGCGAATCTTTAATCGCGTTAATCAAGTCATCTTGCTTCTCGTTCTTTGGGAGAAGGTGGAAGTTAGTTGGCATACGATGTGTATTCCCTTTCTTGCGGTCATTTTCATCACGCATATACTTAGGCATCTTAGAGTTGTTTTTAACGGAATAACGAGACTGTTTATTGGACATGAAGGATTCCTTGTTAAGTGTTAAGTTAATAGGGGGTTCTGATAAGGGCCATTACAGCCCCTATCATTATTCAAGGGTTTTTATTATTTACGCCGGATAAGGGTCTGCTGTTACAGCAGCAGTCCAAGAACCGTCAATAACGACCTTCTCGCCAGCAACACTTTGTGTCACCCCACCTGAAGACACTTCGAATTCACCACCCTCAAGGTAGTTAGCGCCTTTTGTGGTAAGCTCAACTGTAGGGTCTACAGAACCATCACCGAAACCGATTTCATACCACATTCTACCGTTTGAGTAAGCTATCTGAGCGCCTCTTTCAATAACCCAATCGACACCTGCAGAATCAGTAAAGCTGATTTTAGTGATACCAGCTGTAGTGTTTCCGGGGTTAACTCTTGCATAAGGTGCGTAGTGACCCACGGAACCGCCATTAGCGACGCCGCCCACCTGAGTCCAGTTTGTTGTAGCACCCGCCGCAGGGCGGAATGCATCTAAAGTACTGGAACTTCCTATTTGAGGGGCATAGCCATACCAAGCAAGAGAGGTGTTGTTAAAAGACTTTTCACTGGCTTGAGCGAAGCTAGCAGGAGCGGGTTGTGACCCGACAGTAACAGAAATACCGTTAGCAGAATCAGGAGTAGTTCCAACAACAGAGCCACCGCTTACACCAGTAGGTCTAGCACCAACGTGGTAAACACCAGCAGTAGTAGTAGAGCTTGTGTAAGATGCCGCGCCGGGGAAGCTTATGTACTTAGAGGAATGGAACCCCGACATAGTAAGCGCACCAGAGGTGGCTATACCTGTGTTTGCAGCTACCTGCTTCCGCATGTCGTAGGCAAAGTAATCAGAGTTGTTGTCGGTTTCTATCATACTACCCTTGCGTTTCCACTGAATCTTTCCTGTATACCAAAGGTCAGTACGACTGGTTGGGTTGTAAGCATCGATGTGGTCAACATAAACCATCTCAACCATACCAATATCTTTAGAACCTATTTGAGCCTCTGTACCTGTATAGTGGATTTCGGAAAGAGAAAGATAGCCATAATTGTCAGGCCCTCCTTTAAGGTCCGACAAGGTCATAGCACTTTGTGCACCAATTTCTGTT